AGCCACAAAAGCCAAACCCACCGCCAGAGGATAAAAAGCCAGAAATTGATTGCCCTGCTGCAGACGCTGCAGAGATTGGCACACTGTCACCTGATGGTCGCAAGATTCTTGAGTCCTACGAATTGGTGGATGGTGTCTGCAAAGAGGTTTATCGAAACGTGCCAGTAACGGAGCAGTTGATCAAAGCTGTTCCATCTCCTTATCAAGCAACGCAAACTGCAAGCATCGCCGTGCTTGCTACTACCGCTGCATTGAGTACGCCATTTTTGCTGCGTATCGTCAAGCCGCTGGTCAAAAAGGTAATTACGAAACTAAAAGAGGTCGTAACCCGTAAGAAGGAAGATCGCCCTTCTACTTTTGAGCGTCAGAAGAATCAGCGGAAGGCGCGGAAATAGAGTGAACATGTGGGATCACCTTTTTGGGTGGAACGTAAACCACAATGTCTTGGCAAACCTGAGCGTATCGACTGCCTGGCCTGAATTGTATTTTGGATTTAGCTAAATCCCCACACTGCTTGGCGCGAAACAATTCGTACTCCAGGCGCTTTGTTGCCAATAACTGCTGTTGCAATTCAATGTTCGTTTCTACGGCACGCTTACACCTAGCAGTCAGGCCACCATCCAATGGCATCGAAAACGTTGCTGTTATGCCGTAGTTAACTGATCTACGATCTTTTTCAAACCGTGGCATTTCTGAGTAGTAGAGCACCTTACCGGGAGAATCTGGCTCGCCATTATCGTCTGTATCAGCACTTGAGTAGACAGGCGTTCTGGTTACTGATTGATGGGGTAGATCAAAGTTTCGGCTAGACGTGACAAACGGACTAAGCGATAACGTAGGACCAGGGCACTGAATACCTTGACTCATCCGATAAATAGGATGTGGCCCGGTCATCATTTGATAGGCGTTATTGACCACTGAACCGCTTGATGTACTCGATGGATTTGCCACTGTTGTGTTGGCTTGAACCGGTCCACCAAGTGCAGCAATTACTGCGAGAATACCGACTGCGACTCGGTCACGCTTTCGGTTTGGATGGTGCGCTGGATCGTAGTCACTGCATCTAAGCCTGGGGTCATGAATGATTCTGTCAGGCTCCAGCTTGCGCCAGGATTGATTACTTGCCATTGGGGCTTAGTTTCAAGGTTTGGACTTGTCCATGAAAAGTTGACTCCACCAACTGTCTGATTGTTTGTGACGGTAGCGTCAGGAGAAATAGGAATATCTCCAACAGTTTCGACATTATGGCCTGCCGCTGAATAAGAATATCCGGTTCTGTAGTTGTGACTAGTGATGGATTCTTGAATGATTGTTGTAGATTCAGTGCGGGAATTGAGTTGGCCTTGAGTGAACTGCGGAACGATTGGAGCGGCCAAGGCAGAGCTAGGCAACAGCAAAACCAGCAGCCAAGCTCTAATCAATTTCAAGTGACATCTTGTTGGACAGGATTGCACTTGTGCCCGCTCCACCTGCCGTAATCGACATGATCCCGCTTGAAAGTGTCGTTGCAGCCAAGGTCGATTTCACGCCTCCAGAACCAGTCACGACTTCGCCGTAAGTCGGAAGGTCGTCAACGGTGCCAGCAGTAGTAGTCACCGCAGTGGCTGAACTTATCGTGTCACCAATTACGGCTGACTCACTAAATGAGAAAGCTGAACCGGAGGTAGTCACCGCGTAATTCGTGTCAACCATGGCAGGCACGCCACTGGTCAGGCTGCCAAGATTCAGACCGCCAATGGCCCCACTGGTTGTAGTGCTCCCACTGGTGACGCTTGGCGTGACATTTGAGCCTGATGCGCTGTAGGTGGAACCGATTCGTTTGGCTGAGCTGTAAGCCTGATCAATGCTGATCTGGGCTGATTGTGTCAAAACATGGTTGATGTCAGCTAGTGCAGGATTTACCGCAAAAAGCATTAGGCTGGATGTAAAAAGAAAACGCCTCATTTAGGTTTAGACGTAGTTGTTTCTGGTCTAAGTGTAGGTTCTTCTTTCTTCTTGCCATTTGCTCGACCAACATTCACCCCGAAGGACGCCATGGTGCCTGTTAGCAGTGATGCCGGGAATGTGGGATCCATAGCTTTGACGTAGCCAAGATAGTTCAGGCTTAGCATCGCAATCGACCAGGTCAATACAGCTAACTTGACGAAATCAGCCAGCGGTGTCGATTCCGGATCAGTGTCATGCTTAGGATTAGTGTCAGGCATCTCTGTGGATGAATTGAGGACTTAAGAATGGTAGAGATTTGGGCTGCTGTAGCCGGTGCCAGCGTTGGAGCGGCTGCCCTGTGCGTCAGAGGCGCTGGGCGTGAGAACCTACAAGGGCGCGATACCTTAGTACGTTTGACTTCAGCAGTTGACAATCTAGCATCACGGATGGATGTGCTCCATGCTGATCTAAGGGTTCGGGATCAAGAGCTTTTTGCACGCATTTCTGATCTAGAGCAGAACGTTGCACGACTGGAAGGACACGCCAATAGGAACTAGACTATTGGCACCCGTCATGATCCGATGGTTTTACTGCTAAAGCCAATTCTGTTTGGATTCATTAAATCAAAGGCCGTTAAGCAGTTGCTGATTGACTGCCTGATCAAGATCAGCGAACAAACCGACAATGATTTGGACGATGTGGCCTGTTCATATTTAAAAAACCTGCTATTCCCGACCGAAGGGCTAGAGAAGTAGTTCTATGCCATCCGTACTAGCCGTTGTGATTAGCATCTTGATTGTCGTGCTTGGTAGCGGCGCGATGTTTATGACGGGTTTTGCAGCTAGGCATGCATCATGTTCATCGGCATTGTCCAAGTAGTCTTGCTGTCGAGCATTATGTCGCTGAGTCTACTGCCGTTCTTCAAGTGGTTTCGCGGGACTCCACACCAAATGGCAGCGATTAAAGAGCTTGAGGATTCACTTCTGGATCGGAGTTTGCTCAATGAAGAAGCAGAGTGGTTCCAGACCTGGAAGACGACTGGTCGCAGTGAACAGGTCTATGGAGTTCCTTATTACAGTCAACTAGACAGCCCCACTGGCTACGGTTATCGGGAGTGCTTTGACTCAGCGGCTGCAATGATTGCTGCATTCCACCGAGTGGTTGGCAGTCAAGACGAATATCGACGTGTGCGCCGTAAATACGGTGACACGACAGAGGTCCACTCTCAAGTCTCTGCGCTAAGGGCTCTTGGCCTGGAAGCTGAATTTAATCAGAATGTAAGGGTGGAAGACATAGAAATTGAGATCGACGCTGGCCGTCCTCTCTTAGTCGGTTGGCTGCATAAAGGCGATTTTACTAAGGGCAAGCCAGCCATTTGTGATAGCGAAGGATGCGGCCACTGGAGCCTAATTGTTGGGTATAACAAGGATGAATTCGTTGCCATGGATCCGATGGGACGGCCCAATATGGAGGCTGGTGGCCACAATGTCAAGAGATCAGGCGAGCTGATCAGGATGCCAAGGCCTGCTTTCTACCAACGCTTCTTGATCGAAGGTGAGGCAAGCGGCTGGGCCATATTCGTCGACCGATGAGATGGGCATTCGCTTTCTGGAATACAGTGGTGCTCAACTGTATTCAGCCCGTCAATATCGAGGCTTGCCTGCCAGCACAGGACTGGCTATTCCCTGCTGTGCACGATTACATTCGATTTAAGACAGAAGAACCCTATGCCTCCGAAAAACGAACCTTACGATCCGTTCGGATGGATGATCGTTGAACAGAGCCTCGAAGAAGAACTGATACTTGAATGCAGCATCAGGGAGATTGAAGACTGCGAGAGCCTCGAAATGTTATCTAGACTTTGCGTTGCCATGACACGGCAAAATTTCCACCAGAGCAAACTCCTGCGACAGGCAGTGAATCATATCGCAGAGATTGACTCGGCAACAGCAATGGTCGGTTAGAAATTCCGCGATGCAAGCTGATATCTAAGTTTGTTGTTGATCCTTTGAACGCGTTGTCTAATGGCTTCCCTTGAGACAGACTTGTGGACCGCTATATCACCCAGTGTCACGCTGGGCCTGCCGTCAAGGCCATAGTAACTTTGGATCATGCTGCGTTCATCCTCAGGCAGTTTCGTGACTGCTTTACGTACCTGTCGTACTGACTCGACTTTATCTACGGCGGCTAAAGGCGATTCTGCTGCTTCATCATGCACCAAATCGATCATCTCGTGGTTGGTCTCATGGCTCTGGAAATTGAGACTGGTTACAGCAGTTGACATCTTGATCAGGCGTTCTAGCTGCTCTTTGGGAATGTCCATATACTCCGCCGACTCATCAAGCGTCGGGTATTGGCCGTGTAAGTGAAAGTGTGCGCGTGCATGTTTGCGCATCTTCGTGATGATGTCTGCAGTGTTGATAGGTAGTTTGATCATCCTGTCCTGCTGCGAGATGGCTCTGGTGATACCTTGCCTGATCCACCAATACGCATAGGTGCTGAATTTATACCCACGCTCTGGGTCGAATTTATCGG